TCACAATGGGTCAAGATTGGCAGTATATGCTAGGCGAGTACAACGGTGCTCAAAATAATAATGCATGGAAGTTTTACTATGCTACTGAGTCTGGATTTACTGGACCATCTAATATGCAACCTCAGGGCAAGGGTGGATCTAGTTCGGGCGTATGCTGGTGGAGCACATAATAAATGGCAACTTTACAAACAACAACGATCAGCGGAACAGGATTTTTAGTATTGCCCTCAGGCAGTGATACTACAGGTGCTGCTGGCCAGATTAGATACGGTGTAAGAAGCGGTACTATTGAATGGTGGAATCCTACTCAACTAGGGGGTTCGTGGAATTTCATTGGAATTCCCTGGGAAGCTAGAGATATTCAAACTGTTGGATATATCAACGGCGGCTACGCAGCTTCAACAGTTTGGAACAATACAAATAGAGTAACATTTGCCACTGACACTACTGTTGACCTAGGTGATAACACACAAGAAGTTGGACACAACTATCAAAGTAACGGATTCAGTAACCGAAGAAACTTTACTTGGGGAGCATCTGGATCTCACTGCGTGGCTGCTAGTAACATCATTTGTTTTGATATGGTCACAGAACAGGCAGTTACCAGCGGATATACTAGAAACATGCCCGGTAATACTATTAACACGGGCACAATTCAAAACGAAACTTATTTTGCTTATATTAGTCCTTACAGTTATCTTAGTGCTAATATCTACGAATTTAATCTAAGTACAGAAACTCTTGGATCTACCTACGGAACCGGCGGCAATAACCAATGGGGATATTGGGTGCAGAGTAACGGTGTATTCTACGGCGGCACAGAAAGAATATTTAATTTTGCTACCAGAACTCCAGTCAACAGGGGTGCTGCAACAGCAGTTGCGGGTGATGCTTATCAACATGCATATATTACCAGAACAGGATCTACAGTAGCAGGCAGAGAAGGTAATCCTTCAACTAACTGGCGTATTACCAATTATGCTAATAATGCCAGCTACAATGCTATCGGTGCAAAACCAGCTTATAGCGGAGAAGAAAACTGTGTAAGTGCTAGAGACTGGGGTTATACTATCGGTTGGTATCAAGGAAGTCACGTAAACAGTGCCTTTAAGGTTAGCTTTGCCACCTATTCCGGAGCTAACATGCCCAGCAGTACGCAGGCCAAAGGAAAAACCGGTAACAGTTCCGCAACTATGAGTTGGCGTCCTTAATCTCGCTAAATAATCCAGTTATTTAGGAGACACCATGACAGATCGGTTACAACAGTATCATTCAGAAAGATTTAACAGCACAATTAACAGTGATGTTAGTATGCTGTCCGAAAAAGACAGAGAATTAATTGAGCTGGCAATGAATAAAGAATGGACAAATCCACGCTTTAAATTAAAGTGGTTTGTTGGCCAGGCACAAATTACACCATTTGCTAAGTATCGCCAATGGCTATTAGAAATCAAAAGCAAAGAAGAAGCTATTGAAAATCTAGAATACGAAATCGCCAAACACCAAGTTGAAATTGAAAGATTTAAGCGTATGGCTGCAGAAGCTGTAGATGACTTGGACAGAAAACTTGCCGAACTCGAAGCATGGAACAGAGAACGATTACATTATACAAGCCGTCGTAGACTACAAGATTGGTATTTAGAAAGACAACAACTCATTGACCTCTGCAATGAATTTATGGAATCTGAAGAATCAAAATTACCAGACGGATCTGGTAGAACCTATAGAGATATCTTAGATACCGCAGAAGAAGATCTATACGAAGCACAATACTGGACCAACAGATTAGCCAAACAAGCTGCCTGCGATATGATTTTTTATGGTCGCATAAACAGTGGTAACATGGATGCTATTCTCATGATGAGTCCCGAACAGCAGGCTGAAACGCTGGCTCTTACAGTAAATTTTGCTACTAAATTACAAAACTATCAACTAACATTACAAAAACAAGCTGACGAAATGTTGGGAATTCAACAGCCAGTTGATACAAAGGCATTGACTACACCAAGGCCAATGACCACAGAAATTAAATTAGAAGACCCAACAGATTCCAAGGAGATGTTTGATGTATATAACCTACGAGACGATAGCAGGTAATGATCCTAGGAGAGATCCTAAAATTGTTGATGTTGGTACCTTTTGGCACTATACCGTGTCAAAGATTGCACCGGAGGACGAAGCGTCTGTAAGAATCGATTGGTTGAAAGGTGAAGTATTATCTGAGCCAGCGGCATTAGCACATAAATTAGTTTCTTCAGTCGACGGTGAACTTACAGTCTTAACCACAAAGTTTAGCAATTACGGTGAAATTATTAACCCTAGCAGTGGCGGCGATCCAAATAATCCTTCTTATGTAAAAGAAATTTATTTCTTAAACGAACAAGATGAAACCTACGCTATGACCTATCTCAAAGCAGTACTAAAAAATTATGCAAAGAACCATTTAGTCTGCGATGGTATTAAAAATCATGTAGATACTCTTGCTAAGATTAATCAAGAAGTAGATAATGCTCAGTCGTTAAATCAGCTTCAACTAGTTATGAAGGATTATTTTAAAGTTGATGCAAGTGCGTATACTCAAAATCGTCCTAGTACCGCTAAGTTTATTGTAAATTGGTAAATTTTTAACTACCCTGTTTAATCGCATAAGTAGTGTATATTCTAATACACTACTATGAGAAAAATTTTTAGCGTTCCATTAAATCCAAAACTCAATGAACAGGAGTTCATTGAGTTTTATAACTTTTTAAATACCTATAAAGACTTTATCCGTGACGTGTATTTTACATCACGAATAAAACCATTCGTCCAAGATGCTATGGGCGATGTATTTGTTACCGAAGAAGGTCACAAAAATGCTATCGAAGCAGCATTATTCATCCAAACTAATTTAGGTATACCTGTTTCTGCTACATTCAATAATATCGATATTCCGGCAACACAAAAAAATCTAGACACATTTATTCTAAGTTTTAAGCCATTGTATGATGCTGGGATTCGTAATGCTACTATTCCACACACCCATTGGATGGCTACTGGTCAGATTAAAGCAGCTTTTCCTGATTTGTATGTTAAAAATACAATTCTTAGAGAAGTTCATACTGCACAAGAAGTAGTTGAGCTGGCAAGATACGGTTTTGATTATGTAAATCTTGATCGTGACCTGATGCGTGACAAAGATGCTTTGTTAAAAATTAAAAAAGCTAAAACATATATCAAAGAAACATTTGGTAAAGACATCGCCATAAGCCTTTTGGCCAACGAAGGGTGCAGCGGCGGCTGTCCTATGATGGTTGAACACTTTCAATTTAACAATACCAGGGATGCTAATCGCCCACAATATTTTAATGATCCTATAAGTCGAGTAAGTTGTAAAAAATGGGAAGTAGACGATCCTGCTATATTTTTAAAGACTGCAAACTTTCCACCTTGGAAAGAAGATTGGGACGATTTCATTGACAATTTAGGCATAGACAGTATCAAAATGCACGGACGAGAAAGCAAAGAGCGACTAAACGAAACCATGCGAATTATCAAAAACTATGCAGAAGGTAAAGAAATACTGTTCAACGGTTTTGAAAAATACCTAGAAGAAACTAATTTAGTAGAAAAGCCTATTAATATATGGCGAGAAAAAATTCGCAACTGTAAATTTGAATGCTGGGAATGTCAATACTGCGATAAGATCTATGATAAAAAATCTGATCTAGTATTTTCTGAAATGGTACAGTTTACAGCAAGGTGTATTGCCGAATCCGGAGTACCAAAAGTTAAGATTGATGTGCCCGGCCTGACATCGTCAAGAGTTCAAACACTGTTAAATTCATTGGCCAGAGGAGTTAGTTCTTATCTAGAAGTAGGTGCCGGTAATGGTGCTACATTCTGTTCTAGTCTTAAAAATAATAGATTACACGCCATTGCCGTTGATAATTGGAGTGTGCAGGTTCAGCCTGCACGTACAGACCTAGAAAGATTACCTGTCAATGCATTTGAAACCTTTAAACAAAACGTAGACAAGTACAAAGGATCAAATCAAATTGATATTATCAATGCTGATATATTTGAAGCCGATGTATCAATTCTAAATACTAATATACAAATGTTTTTCTACGACGGCCCTCACGATAGATTAACAACTAAACGTGCCGTAGAATATTATTATCCAGTTTTAGCCAAGGAATCTATAGTTATATTTGACGATGCGAACTGGCAAGAAGTTGTAGAAGGTGCTAGAGAGGGTCTTAATTCTGTAGGAGCACAGGTTACATTTGAAAAAATGATGTTAAATGATTTAGAAAATTCTAGAGAATGGTGGAATGGATTATACGTTGTTGTAATAAGGAAACCTAATGAATAAAATTAATAAAATAATTATTTTTGGAGGTGGAACCAGCGGTTGGCTTTCTGCTGCGTACCTAAGTAAAAATTTAGAAATACCCTGTGAAATAACTCTAATAGAAGATAAGAGTCTAGGACCAATTGGAGTTGGCGAGGGAACACAACCGTTAACCGCACAATTTTTAGCACAGTGCGGTATACATCCAGATATGTGGATGAAGCCCAGTAATGCAGCATTTAAATTGGGAGTAGAACTAATAGGTTGGAATGAAGAGCCTTATTTTGTAGATAATGACAATGTGCAGTCGAGCTATATTGCTGAAGATTTTTATGTCAGCGATTATTTTGTTAAAAAACCATACAAAGAATTTGCAGATTTTCATCCAGCCTATCAATTTGCCAAAGCAAACGTCAGCCCAAAACTACACTCTCATTTAGATTTAAATTTTGGTTCTAGTATTGAGGCATTTGGTGCTGTGCATTTTAGTGCTTATGATATTTTAGATTCTTTACAAAACATCTTAAAAGACAAAATTAAACACGTAGATGCTAAAATTGTCAGTGTTGAAAAAGACATGTATGGTATTACAAAACTAATCGACGATAAAGGAAATAACTATACAGCTGATTTATTCTTAGATTGCAGTGGATTTAGTTCTATTCTTTTAGAAAAAACTTTAGGATCTCCGTTTACTAGTTACAATCAATGGTTGCCTATGGATAGAGCAGTGGTAATGCCTAAACAATATACAGATCCAGAAAAAGAATGCCATCCATACACCAAGGCCACAGCTATGTCAGCTGGTTGGAGATTTACAATTCCTATCTTTAGTAGGATAGGTAATGGTTATGTATACAGCAGCAAATATATCTCAGACGAAGATGCTGAAAAAGAACTGCGTGAATCTATTGGCGAATTTGATGCTCCTGCAAAGTTTTTAAAAATGCGTTGCGGATATCACAAAGAAATCGCTGTTAAGAATGTAGTTGCAGTCGGCCTAAGTGCAGGATTTGTAGAACCGTTAGAAGCAACCGGTATAACATTTACCACAGCGGTTGTAAAATCTATTTCTGATCTGCTGAACATGAACAAAAATATCTGGAACCAAAATACCAGAAGTTTAATTAATCAAGGCTTTTACGAAATGGCCACAGAAATTTTAGCCTTCGTTTGGTGTCACTATCATTTCTCAACAAAAAACGATACACCATTTTGGCAAGATGTGCGTAAAGGAAAAATAACTGATCTTCCAGAAGATGCACAATGGATATTAAGTCATTTTTATCCTAGGCCAGGCCGATTCTTATATTTCAGTAGAAATTCTATGTTTAATATTGTTCAGTGGTTCAGTATGCTACACGCAGGCGGAGCCTATAAAGATTATGCACCGCCAGAAAGAGCCAAAGAAAAAGAATACGCTGAATATTTTATCAATGTACAAAATACCAGAGTTGCTGAGGCTAAAAAATTATTTAAAAATCATTATCAATATCTTAAAGAATGGTACGATAGAATTTTTTAACTATGAATACTCTTAGTTTATTTCGAGCTGACTTATTGTTAGAAAAAAATGCAGCCACTGAACAACAACATTTAGATTTATTTGAACAAATATTAAAAAATAAAAAACAAAATTTAGGTGTTGTGGATAATTCTAATCTAGGCTGCTGGAGATCCACCGCTCGTTATAAAAACATAGATTGGTTAACTGATAAAATAAAGGCTATGCTACTAAATTTTGATAGAACCTATCAAGAAGAATTTCAAAATAAAAATTTAGATCCTACTAAGATTCAATATTCTTATTGGACTAATATTAACAGTACAGGCAGCAGAAATACTCAACATGCACATCCAAAAGCTCATTTTAGTGCAGTTTATTATCTACAAGGAACAGGTACAGGACCTATTAGATTAATTAATCCAGGAAATACACTAGGTTATGCTTCTCCTTTGTCTCCATTTGTTGACGATATACTATATTCGCCCAACGATCGAGATTTAATAATGTGGCCAGGCTGGGTTCCGCATGAAGTTGAAACTAACATGTCTAGTAGAGATAGAATCAATGTAGTGTTTGATATTGTGTTGTCGCAAAAAAGGAATTAAAATGTTAACTGAAATTACCACTGAAGTATACGCAATCTATACTCAAGAATTAAGAGAAGCCAAAGATGCGTATACATTACGTAAAACACAGAAAGATAGAAAAAAATTAAAAATATGGCTGAATACTATTTTATTAGACAGGCAAGTAATTGTGTTTTATAAACAAGATAACGAAGAAAAAGTATCTATAATTACTAAATCTATCCCAGGTCTCGAATTACCAGATGCAAAAATTGAAGCAGAAACTGTTGGGTATAAAACTTACCTAGTCTGTAATTATATCCTAGCTAACGAAGTACCTTCTAATAAACCTATTGCTATTCATACAGACAGTATTACAAAATTTATCTGTCAACAGGACGGATTAAAAGAAATAAGCAACAAAATAATATGGCATGGACATGGACACTATTGAATTTTTTAGCGTAGCACCCGGATTATCAGAACTGTTTCCTATAATCCCAGCAAGTCAATATAGAGCCCAGTGGATGATTGCGGCAAAAAACGACTGGGTTGAGACAAAACAAAAATATACCAAGAGTAGACTGACACACTTATACCAATGCCCTGGTATATTTGATTTGTTTAATCATGGTTACATTATTCCTCTATGGCACGACCTACTAATAAAAACTGATGGAAATAACAAAAACTTTTCGTGGTCTATTCCATCCGGTGCCCTAAATAATTATAGAGGAAAAGAAGTTGTAGGAACTCATAAACCTGGATTAGACAAGTTTCTTCCAAAGCGTCCGTGGAGTTTAGATCAAGTTGTAAAACTTGATACTCCCTGGAATGTAATAGCACCAAAAGGTGTTAAGTTTTTAATGTTACCTATTGCCTATCCAGATGAATTTACTTTTGAAAATGCTATAGGAATTCTTGATCCAAGTATCAGTACTGAAGTAAACCTTCAATTACATTGGAATAATGTTAAAGGCGAAACGCTTCTTAAAGCAGGAACACCAATAGGTCATTTAATTCCGTTGACTGAAAAGAAATATGATCTAATAGTTAGAGAAATGAACGATCACGATCGTCGTTGGTTAGAAAAAAGAAATTTCTTTATGAGTGTATTTTTTAGAGAAAATAGAAACTTACTTAAGGATTTTTATTACAAACATTTTAAAAAATCATGAAATTTAAAAAAACATTTTTTGTTCCTTCGTTTACAGATCAGGGAAAAATATACACAAGGTATCACGAATTAGAAAATATTTTTGGAAAACCTTTTTACGGACCCGGCCTTGAACAAAAAAATGCACCCAGCGATCCGTCATTTTACAGAGCAACCTGTCAGTGGCGTATTCAATTTGAAGATGGCACTGTAGCATTAATCTACGATAATCGACAATCACAAACTCCTATGGGCATGTATCAATGGTTTGTTGGCGGTTTGACCGCTAGATCCTATGAACTTGTTAATCAAACTCTACAAGAATACCAAAAAAATAAACTAGCAAACGCTGACTAAATATTAGTTATGAGTTTAGAAAAAAAGATCACCGTTAATTTAGTTCGTATAATTGCATCTGATAATGATTTTCTTAACAGAAAATTAGGATCACGGGGTGAAATTTATTACGATAAACAAGCAAACACCCTTAGATTAATGGACGGAACGACCACAGGCGGACTAGCTTTAGCTCGGTCTGATCTTTCTAATATCACCAACGCTAATTTTTTAGCCAAAGCTCAAGCAGCCGGTGTTGGGGGAGGAGCCGGTTCTGACTATGATTTTACACTAGTTGCAGATGATTCTACCGGACTTACTGTAGAAAGCGGAAATACTGTTAAAATATTAGGCGGCACAGGAATAGATACTAGCGTAAACATAGGTGCCAGCGAAATTCAAATTTCAAATTCGGGTACAAGTTTTTATAGAGTAGTTGCTTCTGATAACTCCACTACTCTTGAAGCTGCAAGTTTATTAGATACACTTACTATTGTTGGATCCGGTGGCATTAGCGTTACAGGAAACAGTGGGACCAAAACAATAACTATTGATGCTAGCGGAGTTGTAGGCGGTGGTGGTGGTGGCAATAGTTTTACAACAATTGCTGTTGCTGGTCAATCTAATGTTGTAGCTGATTCAACTTCCGATACGCTGACTCTTGTGGCCGGCGGCGGCATGACTATTACTACTTCGGCAGCTGGCGATTCTATTACTTTTGCTAGTTCTGCAGGAGCCAGTAATTTTAGTAGTTTAACTGATGCATCTACAGCATCTTTAACTGTAGATAAATTCTATTTGCCTGCTATTACTAAACTTACTGTGTCAAACAACGGTGCAAGTTCGTATCTATTTGATCAGTATTCGGGAAATAATCCTACGGTATATGCAATCAGTGGAACTACTATTGCATTTTCATTACAAATTGCAGGGCATCCGTTTGTGATACAGAACAGTGCCGGTGTTAATTATGATACTGGTCTTTATCATGTTGAATCAGACGGAACAGTTAGTACAGGAAGTAATGCTCAAGGAAAAACTTCTGGTACTTTGTACTGGAAGATTCCGTTAACTACTACAGGCAATTATCGATATCAATGTACCTTACATGCCCCAATGGTTGGCACTATTACAATTAAAAACTTCATAAGCATTTAAGCCTGGCCGAGCACTGACCTTTCGTAATCTTCTAATCTTCTGTGCAGAGATTTTCTAATTTCTGTAATCTTGTTTCTGGTATCTTCTACGTTGTTTGGTAATTGTTTACTGAGAAAAATATCTTGATGGTGATTATCAACAGTCCGAACTTCTTTTAGAAGACTAGTCAACAGATCATTACACTCATTTTTAACTCGTTCGTTAGTAACCTTTGCGATTCTTTCACGAAATTGATTATAATCTTTTTTAAATCTTTCACTGTTTTCTAAAGTTGGTAGCATTTTCTAACTCCATAATTGTTTCGATTTTAGTACGGATGACCTGATTATTTAATGTGGTCTTTAGCCCGCCATGCAACTGTTTTGGAAGATAATCTAAATTACACCATGCGATTGTTTTTTCAGCGGCGGTTAGAAATTCATTTTCTACTAAGCACACATATGTACCGTATTCAAAACCTCTGTCTTCGCTTAGATAAAGTTCTATAGGCAATATTCTTCCTGAATGATATTCAGAAAATAATGATTCTGCATCATGTAACAGATTGGCTTGTCGTGCAAAAGTAGGAACAGTCCACTTTTCTTCTTGCAAAATAAGAAGAATTCTTCCAGTATTTTTAGCTAAAAATAACAGCCCGGCTCTTTGTTGCATCCTATACTTATTAGGGATTTAGCTCTAAACGCCATGATCCTGGTAAGTACTCACCTTCAAAACTCTTAAGCCATTGTATGCCATCCCACTTATATTGAATTCCTGTTCTTAGATTTGTAATATAGGTATTAGCATATTCATCTTCGGGTTCGAATACAGGAACCCACTGATTACCAGTCCACTCTATAATAGCATTTGCTTTGATCCATGGATCGGATCCATCTAAATTTTTCCATGCTTCGGGACCTGAACTACGCTCCGGCTTACCTGCAAGATATACATCTGTTTCTACAGTCATAGTATCCGGATCATCGCCTTCTGTATACCAATCAGGATAGGTATAACGTTCTATAACATACTTAACCACTGTGGGATTTCCACCTGCATCAGTAAGGGGTGGAAAACTGTCTAGTAGAATTCTGTATTTCCCCGAAACTGTTCTATAACTGGTACCATTAGGCACGCCAAATTTACTAAACTCTCCGCCGTTTTCCACTTCAGTAAAACTAACTTCTCCGCCATTAATATAAACTTTGGTCTGATAGATGTTACTATAACTCTTTGGAAGATTGGATAAGCCTGCAGACTCTCGTTGATTAGGTCTTACAATTCTATAAAAATCTATATCGGTATCAATGATGTTGGTAGAGATATTAGGAACATCTTTTAATGCTAGATGAGAATTAACATCATCTAGCATAAGGTATCTAAGACCTACTGGAAAATTAGACTGCGACCCGTAGGTCTTAAGAGGATTAAAATTGTAGGGATTTACAATAGCATCGATTGTGCCTTTACTAGAACTTCTTGCACTAACATAAGCTGTTTGATTTGGATATGTGCCTACATTCAAATCTGTATTTCCGGGCAGTGTATCTGCATCTATAGTAGCTACTAGTAAAGTAGGATCTAAAGGATTAATTGCTATTGTAAAAACAATTACTCCGCCGCCTGGTTGCGTAAATGATATTCTACTAACACCTTCTTTGTACCCCCCGTAAGCATCAAGGATAATGTTCCAATCAATCTTCTTTCCTATCTTTTCGGGCGGCAGATCTAATCCTGCATCAATTACAGCCTGACCGGCATCTACTACACTGATATAATAATCAAGGGGTTCTCCGTTGTCTGCTTTAATTAAAATTACACCATAGCGACGATATTCAGTAGTAAATTTAACGTCACCTTCATTATAAACAAGATTGTGAATGTTTACAGCATCACCGGTGTTGGTAAACATATTATTAACAATTGCTCTAACCACTCCAAGTTTTTTAACCTTGGCAGGAGGAGTTATGTAAATTGGCATTTCAAATTCTAAACTGCAAATATCAATATCGCTTTCTGTTCCTGCAGGTATTGATCTTGAGGTAAAATTAGTACTAGTTAAAAATATAGAAGTTAAACTAGTCCAGTCGACATAATTGTCTGTGGTCTGTACATCTAAACTAGGATTAAACAATACTAGTATTTGTTCTAACAACTGCAATTTTTGATCAGTATTGCTGGTCCATATATCCGTTTTTACTCGCAATTTAAAGGGAGTGGGCATTAGTCTTTCTACCGTATAACCAGCTCCTTGATCAATACCATAGACTCTTTGATTGTTGACTACTTCATAATCTCGTTCTCTGATCTGTACCTTGCTGACAAATGTAGCATCAGCTAGTCGAGAAGTGTCCAATTCAAGTCCTGTAATATAGCATGACATTCTTGGAACTGTAGGCATTTTGTTTTCGCTGTTATCTCTAATAATGCCTGCTACTTGCCTAGTAAGATCTCCGTACATTACAGGAACATGACGTTGCTCTCCGTCACCGGCTTGGTATTTGAATCCTATAAAGATTCTCATAAACTGTGTAACATATCGGCGTATCTGCCCGTCGTAGAAAAAGTCCATTATTCGTCTGCCTCTGGTCGTAGTGCTTTAGAAAGACTTTGACGTTCTTTAACAGTCTTTCCTTTGATAGTTGCTGTGTTGGTATTGTTAATAAACGACGATTTCTGTGTAAGACGAACGTCTTTACCTTCAAATCTATCGCCGCTACCAACATCACTTTCACCTAGGTTATTCATAGTCATTCTTAGATTGTCCTCAATCTTAATCCAGCGTGTTCCGCTGTATCTAAACAAACGAGTTGGCAAATAATCTGTTCTAAGACAAAATTGTCCTTCTTGCGGATTTGTTGGAAAAGCAATACCAGCACTGAATCTAGCACCGTTGGCAGGAATAGCATCGTCCAAATAGAACTCGCCACCGCCGAGAAGATTACCATATCCGCCACGTTCGATAGTTTGAAAAGTTTGTCCCGCAGTCACGCCTGCATATATTGGATTACCGTCAACGTCAAACAACGGATTTCCATTTTCATCGGTGGCCTGTGTTTGATCGTGAGTTATTTTTATACTCTCACTGTCGGCCGAAACTAATTGTGCTTGTCCATTTTCGCCACGTTGTAAATGATAATACTTAGTAGTATCGTAACCACTCTTTGGTGCATCTGCTTCTGCTTGATCAAGAACTGCTGAAGTAATCTGCATTTCTTTTTCATACGTTGACATAATGTCACGCAGAGTTTCGTTTGATCCTTCCCCTGCAGCCCCGTCAAGAATTTCTTTAAACTCTTGACTGTCAACTAGAGGTTTACATTTTGCTCTGTACAGATGCGGATACCAAGTGACCGAAAAACCTTCTGCTGCTCTTGTAACTTCTTCAATCACATAAAATCTTTTAAGAGCAAACTGTAAATTATTAAGAGCATATTCGTCTTTTAAATGCGGAAGTTCAATTACATCTCCGCCCATCAATTTTCTGCCAATTTTTTCAACAGTATCTTTAATATGAAAGGTTACAAAAATTGTGTCATTTTGCAAGAATAGTCCAAACTGACTTAGGTTAAAATCAGTATCTTGAATATTATACACTCCCCTGAGTACATATACATCAGGATCGTATTTTCTGTCTCTATTCTCTAAAAACAAAAGATCTTGAATTTGTGTTTCGTTTGGTGTATCATAAGCAGGTGTTGCAGGAGTATCGCCCTGTATAGATGAGCCGGGTCCGATATACTTGTGAATAAGCACATCTGTACCGCCAACCTGAAACATTTCCCAAATGGTTTTATCGATAAATTTATAATCATTGCCCTTTTCTGGGCGGTAAAGGCTTAATCTTGGCATAGTAGTATATTTACCGCTACGATAAATACTCGTATGAACCAAATTGATCAAGCTAAACAAAGCGTCTATGACTACTGCAAAACCATGCTGGGCGATGGCATGATTGATGTAGAACTAGATCCTATTCATTACGAAACTGCCCTAAATCGAAGTTTAGGAGTTTTTCGTCAACGCAGCGATAATGCTGTAGAAGAAAGTTACGCATTTTTGACACTGGTCAAAGATCAAAACGAATATATTCTTCCCAAAGAGATACAGCAGGTTCGACAGATTTTTCGTAGAAGCGTAGGTTCTAGGACCGGTAACGGCACTGGAGGAACAGTATTTGAGCCTTTTAACTTGGCCTATACAAACACCTATTTGCTGAGTTCAACAAATATGGGTGGTTTACTAACCTATGAATTGTTTAGTCAGTATCAAGAACTAGTAGGTAAGATGTTTGGTTCATTTATCAATTTTACATGGCAACCTCAAAGCCGCAAGTTAATGATTCAACAAAGACCACGCGGTGAAGAAGAAGTCATGCTTTGGGTATATAATACCAAACCCGATTTTGCAATTATCAACGATACCTATGCAGGTCAATGGATTAAAGATTATACTCTGGCTAACTGCAAAATGATGTTAGGTCAAGCTCGTGAAAAATTTGGACAGATTGCCGGCCCAACCGGTGGCTCAAGCCTAAACGGAGCAGCAATGAAATCTGAAGCCACAGCAGACATAGAAAGACTGACCAAAGAGTTAGAAACCGTAGTGCCCGGCGGCTATGGATATTCGTTTATAATTGGTTAATTATCCGTTGACTTTTGAATAATATTTCTGTACACTGTATCAGTGAAGGAGATATTATGATTATTGGCATTTGCGGATTTATTGGCAGTGGAAAAGATACCATTGCAGATTACTTGGTTAACTTTCACGAATTTCGTAGAGAAAGTTTTGCCAACACACTAAAAGATGCTGTGAGCTCTGTATTTGGTTGGGATCGAATATTGTTAGAGGGTCGCACTAAAGAAGCTAGAGAATGGCGTGAGCAAGTAGATACATGGTGGGCAGAACGACTTGATATGCCTACTCTTACTCCCCGTTGGGTTTTACAGTACTGGGGAACCGAAGTTTGCCGTAAGGCATTCCACGACGACATTTGGATTGCAAGCCTAGAAAACAAACTACGAAACAGCAAGGATGATGTTGTCATATCCGACTGTCGTTTTCCAAATGAAATTCACAGCATCAAAGCTGCTGGCGGAAAAATTATATGGGTAAAGCGAGGCGAGCTACCGGTATGGTACGATCTTGCCATTGCCGCTAACAAAGGACATAATTGGGCTGTTCAAGATTTGAAAATGCAAAAAATACACGCTTCTGAAACGGCCTGGGTTGGTACAAAATTTGACCATGTAATCGATAACAACGGAACTATTGATGACCTTTATAATCAAGCTAGATCAATAATCAGCGACGAGGTCTCCTTGCTTCCAAGTCACGCCCTCCTTAGCTAGTATACTAGCACAATTAACACAGACTGTTTTTAGATTTTGTGGTCGGCAGTTATCAAGATTGCCGTCTACATGAAATACCCTAAACGGCTCTTTATACTGTGATCTAAATCCGCATCGGTCACATTGATTCTTTAAACGATACCCTGCCCTAAACCAGCGGGGTATCCCATGATTGATTCCGTGAGACATACAGATTTCACAGAGACTTCTGTAATAAGTTCTGTTATTTTTTATATAGTTTACTGCTCGGGGTCGTTGCCCGCACTTGCAAAGCGGCCTCATGCAAATATTTACACCTTTT